CCATAATCAGACCGCAAACCACGCGCCATTGATCGATCGAAACTAAAGGTTTATCAAAGGCGCCTATGGCAATACTCCCCATCGCAAGTCAGGAAATCTTTGCCCAAAACGTAGCGCGCGGCAAATCATTGACCGAGGCCCAAACCATTGCAGGATATGAACAAAACAGCGGAAACGCTCACACCCTCGCCAATCAACCCCTGGTCGCCGCACGCATAAACGAATTGAAAGCGGTCATTGCGGCCCGTGCTAGTGTCTCGGCCGAGCGTGTTCTAGCAGAATTGGCGCGGATCGGATTTGCTGATATAACTCAAGCGGTTAAGGTGAAATCGGGCAAGGTGACGATCGCCGACACCGCAGAGCTCGGGCCCGATGTAACCGCCGCAATTGCCGAGATTCGCCAGGGTCGCGACGGTGTGACGGTCAAATTCCATGACAAACGCGCAGCACTTGAGAACCTGGGCAAGCATCTAGGTTTATTCAAGGAAAACATAGACTTAAACGTGAATGTATCCCTCGCCGACCTGGTGAACGGTAGCTATAAGCTGGACGGCGGCGAGTTGAAGCCAACGGCGCCGGCGGCGATCGAGCACAAGCCGCAACAGCTCGACGAGGGTTGAGCCGTTACGCGAGGCCAGGGCAGGAATTCCTCGGCTTCCCAGGCAGCGCCGCAGACGACTTCGGGGGACCGCCCGCCACCCCTCGCCGGCCGACCACCCTCTGCCCTCACATACTCCCACAAAATTTTCGTAAATTTTTCAGAAATTTGGTTAGTCTAACACCTTTGGGCTTGCGTTAGTCTAACGGATATGTGTTAGTCTAACAGGATGAATTACTACGAATGTCCGGAGTGTCATTTGAAGCATCCGTGGAAACCGGGGAGCAAGCCGTGTCCAAATCGCCTAAGAGGATACGAAAGTCTGACGTCGTTGCGACAAATGAAGGGCTCGGAAAAGTTGGGAAAGGAACCTGCCAAGAGTGCGGGGGCGAGTATTTCAAAATCGACCTCTACGGAGGTGGCGGCTACACCATCCGATGCTCCCACTGTGGAGAGGATTGGCCGGGGCAATTTTGATCGGAGAGCATATCAGCGCGATCTTATGCGTAAACGGCGCGCGGCGGAGCGTGAGCGCAAGGCGATGGAGGGCAAATGAGACAGGCGATCGGCTACATACGGGTATCGACGGACAAGCAGGGCAAGTCGGGGTTGGGGCTTGAGGCGCAGGTGACGGCAATCACCGCTTTTGCCGAGGCGAACGGATTTGAGATTGTCCAGGAGTTTCACGAGGTCCAGAGCGGCAAGGGCGATGGCGGAAACCGCCCCGCGTTGATGAAGGCGCTGGAAAGTGCCGCCGCCCATGGCCTGCCGATCATTGTTGCCAAGCTCGATCGGCTGTCCCGCGACGTCCACTACATTTCCGGGCTGATGAAGCACAAGGTTCCGTTCATCGTGGCGGAGCTCGGCGCCGACACGGATCCGTTTTTGCTGCACATTTACGCGGCGCTGGCCGAAAAGGAGCGTTGCCTTATAAGTCAACGTACCAAGGCGGCCTTGAAGGCGGCGAAGGCGCGCGGGGTGAAGCTTGGGGGACGGCGGGAGGGGCAGATCCGGGCCGCTATGGCGCGGGCCGAAGCTATACGGGAAACATTTTCGATCTACGACGGCCTTTCCGCGCACTCTGCCGCGGAGTCGTTGAATCGGCATGGGGTTGCGGCACCGCAGGGCGGTAAGTGGCACGCCGCCCAGGTGATCCGGGTGCGGAATAGGCTGGCGGCGACGTAAAAGGAAATGCACCATGCACCCGCGATTTCTCATGGATCGTCAAAAACTGGCCGAGCAAGCGGCCCTGGTCGCGACGCTCCGGGCCGAGATCGAAGCGTTGAAGGCCCAAATTGAAGAGCGCGATCGGCAGATAGCGTTACAGCAATCGGAGATCGAGGAATTGCGTAAAGCCGGAACCTTCGTCGAAGGCCGGGAGGCGGCGGCGAATTTGGCGGAGGGGGTCGTTTACGGTGACGCGCTCTCATACGAGATCAGGAAGCTGGTGAGAGCCTGATGGGCGACGACGAACAGATCAAAACCCGCCCCGGCTCGCGCTTTGTCTGCGAGGTCTGTTGCGACCAGGTGCATTTGACGGCTTGTGGGTCGACGATCATCATGGCCTGCCCCGAGCACGGCGCGTGGATCATGCGCGAGGGGGAAAAGCTCGAGAGGATCGAATTTGCCTGAGCGCGTGCCCTACCGAGTCGGCGATCACACCGTCATGGTGACGCCGGAGGATCGCGCCTTGCTCAATGATGATTATTTTATCTTTGGAACGTCGTTTGTGCTTTGCGACGGCGACGGCACCGCAAGACGCCTGGCGCCGGAGGACTGTTTCATAAACCCGCGGAAAAAAGAGAATGCCTGACCCCGCCGAACTAAGGGCAATGCAAAATATCCAACGCTGGCGCGAATCTCCGGCGACGATGGTGCGGGAGCTATTCCACGCTAACCCGGATCCTTGGCAGGAAGAGGCTCTTGAGAGCTACGCGAAGGTGCCGCGCCTCGCGATGAAGGCATGTAAGGGGCCGGGAAAAACCTGTGTCCTAGCTTGGATAGCTTGGAATTTCCTGTTGACGCGACCACAACCGAAGGTATTAGCGACGTCGATCTCAGGAGATAACCTCGCAGACGGTCTCTGGACCGAGATGGATCTGTGGAGGGGGAAGTCACCGCTACTCCAAAAGCATTTCGAGTGGACGAAAACCCGGATTTATCACAAGGGGCAGTATGAGACAACCTGGTGGATGGCGGCTCGCCAATGGAGCCAGAGCGCGGACAAGAGCCAGCAAGCGAATACTCTTGCCGGTCGACACGCTGACTACATTCTCTTCTTGCTGGACGAGAGTGGCGGCATTCCTGATGCCGTCATGGTTACTGCGGAGGCTGCTCTTTCCTCCTGCATTGAGGGGCACATTGTCCAAGCTGGAAACCCGACGCACCTTACGGGACCTTTATATCGCGCGGTCACGCTTGAGAGAAATATGTGGAAGGTGATCGAGATCACCGGGGATCCGGACGACAAAAATCGGTCGAGCCGCATTTCGATCCAGTGGGCGACCGATATGATTAAGCTGTGGGGGCGCGATCACCCCTACGTCCTGGTCAACGTGCTCGGCCGGTTCCCGCCGGCCTCGTTCAACGCCCTGATAGGCCCGGACGAGGTGCGCGACAGCATGAAGCGGTACTACCGGGAGTTTGAGATCGGCAATGCCCCGAAGGTGCTCGGCGTCGACGTCGCCTTGTTCGGCGACGATCAGAGCGTCATCGCCTTTCGCCAGGGCTTGCAGATGCTCAATTTCAAAAAATACCGCAATCTACAGCCAAGCCAGGGAGCCTCAATTGTCGCAAGAGAGTGGGAGGACTACGGCGCCGTCGCCGCTTTCGTTGATGCGACCGGAGGTGCGGGATCTGGATGGGTGGACGGTCTTATGCTCTTGGGTCGAGCACCTATTGGTGTGCAATTTGCAGGTCATGCTCACGAAAATCAACGATATGCGAACAAACGAGCCGAAATGTACTTCGACGCCGTTAACTGGATCAAACGAGGCGGCGCGCTGCCGCCGGACGACAATCTCCTAGCGCAGCTCACCGCCACGACCTACACCTACGAAAAGCGCGGCGATCGGTTCATCATAGAGCCGAAAGACATGGTGAAGGCCAAGCTCAACGGCAATTCGCCGGACGAGGCGGACGCATTCATTCTGACGTTCGCCGAGCCGGTGCAGGCGCAGGATACGCAGGGGCGGCCGCGGCATTCGATCGACTACAATCCGTTCGCCGACACCGGCAAGAGCGTGATCGGAAGCGCCGGCAAGTTTATGTACGACTACGATCCGTTCGCGAGCTCCTAGCCATGCCGTATTTTACGTCGTTGCAGGGAATGGAGATCTCGTTTTTTTTCGCCACGGTTGCCGTCCTCGTTTGGATAGGGAGACACTAACAATGACCCCGACCATGCTCGCCCTTCTCTTTGGCATTGCCTGTACGAACACGCCGACACCGACCGGGCAGCCGTTCCCCAACGATTATATCTGGCCGGCGGATTGCCTTGACCTGGCGTGCCCCAACGTCACGACGGACATGAACGGTTACAAGGCGCCGGGCAGAGGGCTCAGGACCGAGGATCTGCTCACGCTCGGCTACATGAGCCA